GTAGAGCTTGGTCAGGTATACCCTCTCGTCCTCAAGGAACCGATACTCGTCGGAGTATTCGATCTTCCCGCCCTTGCTAGTTCCAAGGCCCATGAAGTAGCGCTTCGGCAGGCCAATAATCGCCTCGTTGACGGGCTGATACACGGACTGGATCACGCGAGTTGGGAACGGGAAAATGTCGTAAGCATATGTGCCATCTGGCCGCCGGAACGATGTGGCGGGCATGATCTTTGTGAAATAGTCAAGCGGGTTGACTATAAAGATCACTTCCGAAATCTTCCGATTCAGGCCGTTCGGCGAAACCGACAGCTCTGCCAATAACGCGCCGTAAGTCGCCGGCGAAATCTCGTTGAATGGAATGCTGGCTATCAGGCCGTAGCCGTCAACTGGATCCAGCGCAGAATTGGGATCGCGCCGCATGCCGGTGGGTTCGTCCAGCCCGGAGCCATCGATGATCCCGCTCTCAAGCCCATTGGCAATCGCCTCGGCCAAGATAACCCGCACATACCTATCGAGCCACGCAGGGCCGAGATCAAGCATCGCCTTGCAAATCGGCAGAAACGCCGACAGCTTCTTCTGCGTCAGATCGAGCTTTCTGAAGCCCCCGGTAAGCTCCTTGACGATCTCGCTACAAAGCTGATCCCAGGTGGCCAAGTGCCTGCCGTCCTGCGTGTTGACAAGGATCTCCACCAAAGCGCCCGTCGGCATGAAGCTAATCGCCTCAAGCAGCGGATGCTCTTCTGTGAGATCCTCGAAGATGGCGTCGATGACTGTCACCGGCAGAATTACGTTGAAGTCGGTCAGTGCCTGTTTCGGGTTGCCAGACTTCAAGGCATTGATTAGCCCCTGGTAGTATTTGTTCTCCTCGCTGGTGAGCGCCCTTACGCCACGACCGCTAAGGATCTGGTTGTCCGCTGCAGCTACAAGGCCCTTGGCCTCGGCTAGCACGGCCTCCTGCAGCATGTCGGTGTACTCAACAAAGGCCTTCGCAAAGGCCTCTTCGTCGCCATCTTTCATGGCCTGGTTGATCTTCGCAACAATCTCATTCTTCTGCTTTACCAGCAGATCCATGTTCTTCACGGTTAATCCCCCTCCGCGGCAAAGAGTGCCGCCATTAGATTTTTAGGCTTGTTGTCCTCCGGTTCGGGTTCTGGCTCAGGCTCAGGCGTAGGCGTTGGATCTGGTCCATGCCCCGACTTCTGGGCTATCAGCTCTTTCAGCCGGGCCTCCAGCGCTGTAGTCAGCCCGCCCATGCTCAGGTCGATATTCGCCTTGCCTTCGCTGATAAAGCCTCCCGTAGACTGCCGACTCGACTGCTGATTCAAGATCATGTCAGCCATTTGCTTGCGTAGACGCAGGCTCGCTGCTGCCTTATCAGTTGCGGCCGGGTTCACAACCGCAGTAGCAAAGCCCTTCTCTAGCGCATCGGCAGCTGAGATCCACGTTTCCGCATCCATCATGGCCTTCAACTCTTCTTCGCTGATGCTGATGTGGTTCATGTATGCCTGGATTGTTGCAGCGTTAATGGTCTCTAAGTCGTCCGCGTATTTTCTTAGCTCGTTCTGGTCTCCCCAGGTGAGCATCCACGCGTTGTGAATCATTAGCAAAGACGCATTTGACATGATTCGCTCATCGCCGGCCATGAACACTACGCTTGCAGCAGAGCAAGCAAACCCCTCGCAATAGGTCTTGACTTTCGCTTTGTGCCGTCTCAGCTGGTTATAGATAGCCAGCCCCTCGGCCACCTCTCCGCCGTATGAGTTGATATAGACATTGATAACATCAACATCCAGCCCCTCGATCTCCTTTGCCAGCGTGTAACTCGACACATCGCTCTCTGTCCATTCCCACGACACAATGTCGCCGAAAATGTAAATCGACGCCTCCCGGTCTTTTGTTGCTAGCGAGTAATATTTTCTAATCCTCACCACCCCCCTCAAAGGCCACTTCAATCGGCTCGTAGTTCTTGGTCATCCAGCGCGCCCGGCTCCACTCGGTGTTAAGCGGCTCCATACCCATGGCCATCAAGCAATCGTCGATGCTGTAGGCGCCACACCTGATCAGCACATCCAGAGCATTGGCAATGTCTTTGATGTCCACGGCTCGAATGTGGCTGG